ACTATATTTTTATATAAATTACAAATGAAATTGATATAAAAAATAAAAAATATATAATATATTTTTACGAAAAAAGAGTTAAACTTATTGTTATATATTATTATAATATAAATGGAAATATACGACTCTGATGAAATTAAAACTGAAAATAAAGAACTAGAACAGACCTGTTCAAACCCTCAAGAAGAATGTATTGAATTAAAAAATATTAAATATAAAACTATGTTAATTAATGGAGTTTCGCTTAATGAGTCTAAATCATCCCAAAGTTTACACAACCTTGACAAATTTTTGGAAAATGAAAAAAATAGCAGTGAAAATGAACCATGGTGTAAACTCAATAAAACGATTAAAATTAAAAAGATAACAGAATACGTTCTTGATGATTATAAACAACAACATGAATTAGATGAACTAGAATGTGAAAATCTAATTAAATTTTTAAAAGATTGTTTGGATAGAAAAAAACTACAACGTATTAAAGATGTAATATACGATAAAGAAAACGGGACAATAAAAGAAATACCTGCACTAACTTACGTAAGAACGACAAAACATTTTACGTTAAAAAATATAGAAAAAAGAATATCAACATTGAAATCGTTGCCACAAAATAAATCAAATAAAAATTATAATAATCATAAAACTATCAAAAATAAAAATGATGCAGATGCAGTACAAGATGATAACTAGGGTGTTTATTCATCTTCTTTTCGTTCACAAAAATAACTCATTATATCTTCTTTAAATTCCTCTGAAAAATTTTCTGATGGTATAATAATACCATTTTTATCATAAGTAATATCTTTAACTGGAGAATATTGATATTTTGCTAATATAGTTGTTCTCTCCACATAATTTCTATTTTTCTTTTTTCCATGATAATAATGTCTTATCACTCCTGGAACATATCCTAAACGTAGAGTTTTTGCTTTCTCTTGGAATTCTAACATACTGTTGTTATAGTCGTCACTATATTTGCTGTTTGCATAGTGTTTACTTTTATTAATTAATGCAAAGGCCATTATATTATCACCTGAACCCAGAACTCCTACGTCATATAGTTTACCAATTTTTTCATAAGCCTTGCGTGTAATAGCCCATGCAAAACCAGGATGCCAATAATCTAATCCTTTGCTAGTATATTGTTTATTTTTTGCATAACTATATCCAAAACTATTAAAAATATTTAGAGTTGTTTCATCTTTATCCATATCTACCGCATGACTAAAAATTTGAACAACGTCTTTGAAACCATTTAAAATTTTAAGTGTATCTAATGCCCATGTATTACTTTCAAATTCAATATCAGCGTCTATCCAGGCAAAAGCCTTGTAATTTTTTGGTAATAATTTTTTAACTGCCAAATTAATCATATTTTCTTTATGCCAAAGCGGTGTTTCGCTTCGTATTTGAAGATGTTTTGGGTTACTTGACTTTGTAACAATAAATTTTTGCTCTCCATACGCCATTTCAACTACATATAATTCTACATTATCATCTTCATTCATCCTATTTATAAATTGATTAAATAGTTGATATCTTCTAGCGTAAAGACAAGGGTTAGAAATAACTACTATTACATTTAATTTTTTTTCAATAAGATTATTATTATTTAATGCTAATTTGAGTTCATTAATTTTAAAGTTTATGTCATCAATTTCTATTCCATTTATAACTGTCATTCCTATACTAATATTATATATTATATAAAATAAAATATTAATAAACAACGAAAAATGTTAATATATTTCGTTCTAAATACTAACATTATAATATTTAATAATTATAATGGATGATATATTGGTTATTTCTTGCATATTCGGAAAAAAATTTAATAAAACTTATAAAGCCCCACTGAGTAATAATTGTGTATTTTTTACTAATAACAATAATCTAAAGAGCGAAATTATAAATAATGGATGGAAGTTTTTTTATATAGACTTTGATTTAACAGATGATATCATCATTTCTTCTTTGCAATCTAAATACATAAAATTCTTGGTTTTTTTACAAGATTTTACCGAATTTAAAAAGTTTTCCAAAATTATTTATTTAGATCATAAATTTAATGTTCTTGACGTACATATTAATAAATTATTACATATTCATAAAAATTACCCAGAAAAATCAGTTATTATTAGATCAACACCTAAAAATAAAACATCTATTTATCAGGAAGTTGAACATGCTAAATATCAAGAAAGATATTTAAAAAATATGAAAGAGACGGTTGCTTTCATAGAAGAAAAATTACAGCATTATGGTTTAAATAGTAATGTAAGAATATCAAATACTGGAATAATATTTTATAATATTGTCAATAGTGATATTTTTGAAATGTTGAATGATATTTATGATAGTTGTTTAAAGCTTCAACAGCCTGAATGTCAAATTTTTTGGGCATTGTATTCACAAAAATATTTAGATTATATCAAACAAATTGAATTTAATGATGTGAATCCTGTGTGGAAACTCCCTTAATTTTAGTCAAAACAAACGCATTGTAAAAATATAAATTGTAAGTTATAATTAGTAATTTTTAGTATTTATAAATATAATATAAATACTAAAATCTCAATACACAATAATGAATCAACAATCAATTGAATGGAAATGGAGCAAAGGATTAAATTATGATAGATCAAAAAGATTAATTAAAGAATCAATGGATGACAATTTTAATAAAATTGTAGAAGAAACTGCTTATACTTCATCATTAAATCACGATGAAAACACCTGGGAAATAATGAATAACAATTTATTTGACAACGGGTTTGTCCAAAATAGTAAACGAGAAGATACTGATAAAAAATTATCAGAGAGACAAATGATGTGTCAAGTAAATATGAATCCTTATTTAACAAATAATAGTTATGTTCAAGATTTATCTGTTCATGACCAATTTATGAAGCCAGTTTCAACGAATTACAAAGAAAATATGGAAACTTCTGAAAATTTACAAAATGCATAAAATAGATAAAAATAATAGAAAAATAATATTTTTATTGCAAAAGGCTTAAACATGTTTGATTAAAATTAATTAATAACTATAAAATATCATGAATTCTAATGCTTTAATAACAACATATACAACGCAAAATGATTTATTGTTGAACAATTTAATGGAATTTTATAAAAAAGAAGAATATTTGGATAAAATGTTGAAAATTATTACAGGAGATTCAAAAATTTCACTTAGAATAGTAGATTGGTTTGCAACAAATTACGCTAAGAAATATTATACATTATACAGTACAGAAGATGATTTTGGAAATTTAAAACGTTTTAAGGTGTATTTTGACTATAAATTAAAATTAAAAGCATATAGTAAACGTCGGTTTGACCCTTTTTGTAGATGGGAACGTATTAGTATTCCATATAAAGGGGATAAATATATTGAAACAACAATAGGGCAACTTAATTTTTTTAAATGGGCTATTGAAAATAAAGTAGTCAATTATATTGAAGAAAATTATGAAACTATTGAAAAAGACATGAATACTCGTAATAGCACATCTAAACGAAAAGAGTTAAAGATAGATAATTCAAAAACAAGAAAGAAGAGAGAAGAGTTATCTATTTCAGCTACAAAAAGTATTAAAAAAGAGGAAGTTGAAATTGTTGTGCAATTTCATTAAAACGGTGTAACTACTGTGTAATTATTACGAAATGAACAGCCATGATATATATAATTTATCTAGATGATTTCGCGTTTTTACCATATCTCCATTGTATGCATTGTAAATTTCTTTAACGTGATAAAATCTTGCAAAAAAACCGAAAAACATGATTGGAATTAGGAATGCTAGTAATCTTTTATTTGTTTCATTTGATAAAAATTTTCTAAAAAATATATAATGCGCCATATTACAGAATAGTGCGTAAATAATCGTATGAAACAATACAGAAACTATAATTGATGTAATAATGGGTTGTTGTAACATTTGTGGGAATTTAAGTTTAGGGTTTGTTGTGTCTAAATATAATTTTGTAAACATGCTATTTATTATATTTAATTTATATAATAATAGTATATATTATATAAAATATATATAAAATGCTATTAGATAAATATTTGAGTTATAATAGTAAAGTAATTATTGCGGTAATTTGTAGTGGGTTTTGGATTTATTTCAGAACTTCTGATTGTTACAAATTGATACCTAGAATGCGCCTATTTCCTATTGTTTTTGTAATGACTTGGGTATATCTCAATTACTACGAACCATTATTCTTGCCAATTGGTTTGCTTGTGCTAATTGCATATTCAAAATGGTTGAAATAAATTCAAATTATTATTCGTAAATTTAAATTTATTCGTATTTAAATTTAAACATATTTATTTTTATTAAGTAACAAAAATAAATATATATTAAACTGTTTAATTTAATGGGGAATGCGACTTCAATGAATAAAATAAATTTTGAGGATATTCAATTTTCATTGCATAATAAAGATAAATATATACTAATCAATACATTAGAAGAAACATCTCAAGATTGTTTATTACCAAATACCGTTAGTCCAGAGAAAGAGACTGCGATTATTAATCATTTAATTCAAACAACAAACAAAGATATTAAAATTATTATTTATGGAAAAAATTGCAATGATGATAAAATCTATAAAAAATACAACCAGTTGCAATCATTAGGGTTTTATAATGTATATGTTTATACAGGAGGTTTATTTGAATGGTTAATGCTACAAGACATTTATGGAGAGAATGAATTTCCAACTTCAAAAAAGGAACTAGACATTTTGAGATACAAACCGCAAAAAAAACTGAATGTCCACTTGTTGGAATATTGATAGTGTATAATATTATTGTTTGCGTTTGTTTTTCATTTGTTTTTATTCGTTTACATATTTTTATCCATTTCTAGTATTTTTTCAATTTCTTTATTACATAATTCATCAGCTCTTTTATTGTCTTCTCTATAAACATGATTAAATATAATATGTGCAAATTTAAATTTCAATTCCATTGCTAATTTATGAAGCTCACTTATATTACTTGACCTGACGGCATATTTACCATTCATTTGTTTAATTATTAACATTGAATCTCCTTCAACAGCTAATTCGGTAATGTTGAGTTCAATTGCTTTACTTAGACCCATAATCAAACCCATGTATTCAGCATAATTATTTGTTTCATTGTAACCTAAAAATTTGCCACCCGACCATATTTCAGTTTCGTTTTTGTATAAAACAGCACCTGCTGCGGCCATACCTGGATTTCCTTTACTACAACCATCAAATTTTAATAAATAAAAATTTTTTGGAAATATTTTTTTTTTGGGGTGTAAAATTGCACCCAAATTTGAAATACCGGTTTTCATTAACATTGCCATTTGTATTATTTAAGGTTGTGTTATTGTTTGTTGATTATATTTTAATAATAAATTGTTTTCAATTTTAATTAATATAATAATTATTTAAAAATATAATGACAACTATCTATTATCATTATATTTTGCAATGGAAAATATAAATATTTGGAAATTGAGTGAACAACCTTATATGGATGAATTGATGAAAGAAATTAATAATTCGGATAAACTAATTTCTATATAATGGGTTTATTTATTATAATTATCTCATAATAAAATTCGGCGTTTGAAATGTTAAAAGGTGTAAAAATTTAAAATCCCGAAAAGAAAAATATTGCAACACCACCACCACCTCCCCCATTTCCTAAACGTCCATCTACTTTATTATTACCACCACTACCACCTTGTCCGCCTCCTCCTCTCACACTTGAAAACCAATTTGAAGTAGAAGCTATATCACTAGCAAGACTAGTGTTTGTTACTACATTGGGACCGGGGGTGGTTATGCACTGTCTGTTTTGAGAACCGCTTAATCCAGGGTTTGAGGTCATACCAGTCAAATTACCACCATATTGAGAAGCATTACTATACCATTGTCCAGTGCCGGCACTACCGCCACCATTATTAGCGCTTTGTCCAGGTTGATATCCCGCTCCACCACCACCACCCGCATTACCAGTAACTGTTATATTACCAATAGTTACAGAACTATTACCTCCAGAACTGCCGTAACTAGCTTGTGAGGTAGGTGCAGCACCTCCGCCACCAACTGAATAATTATAAGTAGTTGTGCCGCTTGGTATATTATATAATCTATAAGTAGAAGTGCCACCAGAACCACCAGAACCAGCATCATAACCATTTTGGTTCTGGTTTCCACTACCGCCACTACCACCACTGCCACCACCACCGACACATACTACCGAAGCATAATTTGCCCAACTTGGTATAGCGACGGAATTTCCGCTTCCGCCTTGATATTCCACTAGATAACCTGTTGTATATTTTAATACATCACTTGTAACTGCTGATTGCGTTATTGTAAAACCAGATTGCATTACTGGATTATTATCACTATTAAGTGGTGTTTCTATACTAATGGTTGAACCATTATATGTGGTGCCCATACCTTGATAATATGTATTTGCTATAGTACTTGGAGTAAGTGTAACAGCACCGTCATTATTATTAATTATTAATGGTTGATTTTTACAATAATAGTTACTCATTACTTGTTATAATATAACTATATTATTTATTTTTGAAGATTCATTTTTTTGAAATTCAATATCATGTATAAAATTATCTAATCCCCAACTGCTAAAAATATATCTATATTTTATGTTATTTTTATTATTTTGTATTATTGAAGAAACTTCATGAGGATGTGTAAAATATGGAGGAAAGACTAATACTGAACCTGCTTTTAATTTCAATTGTATATTTTGTTCTGGAAAATTATATACACCGCCTTCAAAATTATCATTTAGAAGACCTACTAATGTTAAAATACGTACACTTTTAATTTTTATATGATATGTTGGGTGTAGTAATAAATCACTACAAACTCCATCTATATGTCTTCTCGTGT